TCGCAGAAGAGGGATTTTCTCACTGCCATGTTTCTACCTCCTCGTGAATCAGTCCCAAACCGGGACGCTTACCCATGTGTCAACTGCGTCAAACTGTGCCTTGCTGATTCGGCTGCACTCTGCGTCCTTCACGCCCCAACCAAAGCCAGCGTTCATGCGGTAGTATCTGCCTCCGAAGGTCTTGCAGAAGTATGCCCCGTCCCAAAACTTGTACTCTGCCACGTTGCCAGAGCCAAACCAGACTCCGTTATCATTTACCTGGATCGTCATTTTATTCCACCTCCAATTTCTTCTTAACCCGGGCGATCACCTCGTCATAGGATCCACCCTTTTCTAACTGTCTTCCGATCACAAAAACCTTTGCATCGCAGAAACGATGCAGAAAGTCAATCGATGCTCTGCCCGTCCAGATGTACCACCGCAGAGGGGCAAGCATCCCCTCAGCGGTATCAACCGTCCAGCCTTGTCTGACAAGCCACATCTGGACATCCCACAACCTGGAATCAAGCAAGGTGTAACTCATGGGCTTTTGCCTCCCCTGCTATGGTGGCTCTGCGGATTGCAGAAAAGGTCTTAGGGACTCTTGCGAGGTAGGTCACCGTCTGACCATCGCAGAAGGTGAAGTCCTCATCCTGTGCCTCCCACAGGATGAGGCCGTTGTGATAGACCGCAAGGGGCTTGCTTCCGAGTCCCTCGAGACGGATCCCGGAGACCTCAACAAAGCCATAGCCAAACCGGGCGATGCGGTAAGCTGCTTCGGAGACGGAAGAGGCGGTGAACTCTCTCCCGGTGTTGATGTCGTGAATGTGGTAACCCTGATACATTCTGTTTGCCATGATGGTCTTTCCTTTCTGTGTGTGGTGTCTGTCTGTGTCTGGTTGTCGCCGCCTTGGTACTCTTCCTCCCGGTCTCCGATTGATACAACCATTGACCGGGGTACTACTTCCCTTAGGTCGGCAGAAGGGGTGTCAAGGGGTCAAAGGGCTTTGATGTGGTGCATACCGATGTCGAACGACTCACCGGGTTCCAGATTCCAGATCGCTCGTGCAGCGGAATCAACATTCCATTCGTCCCATTCGGGGCAATCCTCGTTGTCCTCGAACAACTGGGGCAGAAGGTCGATGAGGTCTTCCTTCGTCATCTCTGCGCTCTCATAGTCGCAAGAGATGCGGAGCATCTCCGGGGTGGAATCGGGGTAGACCTCAACCAAACCAAAGTTGGTTTCAAGGCTCTCTCCGGGTTCGATCCGGGAAAGAAGAAGGGCGAAGTCCGCACCAATCATGTCATAGCCGAAGCGGTCGGCATAGTCTCCGAGGGTGGTAGCCATGTCAAGCAGATCGCTTGTCACCACCACATTTCCCGTGTCCTGTGTGAGTCTGTACATCATGTGTGTTACCTCCTGTGTGTTGTGTGTTAGAATATCATCTAAGAGTATCTTACTAAAGATCTTGCAGAAATGCAAGCATTATTTTAGAAAAATCGCAGAAAGATCGCAGAAAGCGCAGAAAGGACTTTCTGTCCAGATCTGCCTTGCACCCAGCCCCCACCACCAGGACACCCCACCCGAACACCTGTTCGATCAGGTTGCACTCGAACGTCTGTTCGATATCCGCCCCGGCAGCTCGGATCTAGTATTGAATACTAGATAACATCATACGCAAAATATGGCGATTTCAGGGGCTTTTGTGTGCAGTGGTACAATTCCAGCCCCGGGGCAAATAAAGGGATTATAGGGGCAAATAACGGGGCTATAGGGATTTTAGGACTTGCCCCGGGTGATTCCCCGGGGTATTCTAGCAACGGAAAAAAGGGACTTTTTACAAGTCCCTAACAATGGATTATTTCGGCCTTTTCTGACTCTCAATTAATGCCCTGACAGACTCAAATAACGGGTCTAGTTCGGCCTTGTAGGATGTCCCGTGCTCAATAAATAAGACGTGCTCACAAATACTACAAGCCTTGCAATTTGTGCAATGCTGGCTTTTATCGATACCACAACGACAAATGTAAACCGTCTTTCCAACGGAAAGCAGCTTTGCATAGGTTGTCATGATATAATCGATATGTCCGTAGTTAAGCCCACAACCGGGGACAATGGACTTAACCACGTTACAATTGCTGATTTCGTCAAATGCGTTCACAGCAAAGTCCGCTTTGGTATAAGTCCAAAATCTCACCCATTTGCATACGCTGCAAACGGCTTTCCACATTTCCACATATTCCACGGACTCGAAATCCCCGGCAGCGTGGATACGACAAATTTGAATTTTATCGGCTATAATTTGAGCAATTAAAGCCCTTTTCACGAAATCCAGATATAATCTAATGAGCAATGTTTTACGGGCAAGGGATTGTTTTGTGCTGGTAAACTGATAACATCCGCTTGTAGCATAGCACCCGGGGCAGTGGCACGGGCAAGTGCCTTTAATGTCGATATACTCCGGGGATTCCTTGCTGCCCATATTAATATGCAGCGTGTCATTTGTGGGAAGAATAGACCACGTCCAGACGCCTTTGCCCAACTTTGCATTGCCATTGATTAAGAGTGGATTAATCCAGCCAAACATAGGAGCAAGGATTTTTCCGTTTTTGTACTCAATTTCGTATCTAGCATAGATTGCTTTTTTGGCTTCACGTTTCATTTCTTAATACCTCCGTTTTCTTAATACGTTGTGTGTGGGCGGGATAATGTCGGATAATATCACCCCGTCCCGGTGTCCCTCCGGCAAAATTCCCCGGGGAAAATATCTATTTCCATTTACTATTATAAAGAGATTAGATGTATATGTCAATAACATAATCAAGAATAAATGGAAATAATATACGGGGCTTATAGGGGCTTTCCGGCGGTCTACAATCGCTTTTGAGGGGCAAGTGCGGATTCCCCCGGGGCTTTGCTTTCCCGGGGCTTTATGGGGCTTTGCTTGCGTGTCTGGTGGTTTAGGTCTGGAATAATCCCCGGCATGATGTCAGGCAGCATGACACCGGGGAAGGGGGAAAGACACCAGGGCGACACCAGGGCCAGATGACCCCCAAAAAGTCCTTAAAAATTAAAAAGCCCTCTTCGTCAGGAGAGGGCGGTATACGGAGATAATCCCAATTGGAAAGAAAGAGTATTGGTATATAGGGGATGAGGTGTATTCGGCATATGGGTATTAGTGGTATATAGGGTGTTATTACTATGAGAAGCGGTATCTTTCCCGACCTGCGGTCAGCCGTTGTCAGCCATGCATTGATGAGGGGAGGGGGTTTTCGTTAAGGTGAAGGTAACGGAGGTGTGTAGAATGCATATAACGATACCCTTGCCACCAGTGACGAAGAAAAACTCCCAGCGGATCGTGAATGTGGGAAAGTATCACAAGGTACTACCAAGTAAGGCATATGTGGAGTACGAGAAAGAGTGCGGATGGTATCTTCCCAAGGGCGAGATGATCGACTACCCGGTGGAAGTGAAGTGCCTGTTTTATATGCCGACCAAGCGTAGGGTGGATCTCACCAACTTGCTTGAGGCGATAGACGATGTGCTGGTGAAATATGGTGTGTTGGAGGATGACAACTTCCATATCATTGTGTCTCATGATGGCTCTAGGGTTCTGTATGATCACGAGAATCCCAGGACGGAAATAGAGATTCTGGAGATGAAAAAGTAGTCAATTTATTGAGTATTCCGGGAAATTTCTTGTTGACGTTAACGTGAACCTCTGCTATAATGGTAAGCGTAAAGAGGAGGTATCATTATGAATGTTATCGGATACACGAGAGTTTCTACGGATGGACAGGTTGGCGATGACAAGTTTGGTCTCGCAGTCCAGAGGGAGCAGATCGAGAAGTATGCTTCGGCACATGACATGACGATTGTCAAGTGGTTCACCGATGAGGGAGAGTCCGGGGCGAAGGAGAGACCTGGCTTCGATGAGATCATCTATGGTGAGGTAGCAAACCCCCCGTATGAGGCGGTTGTGGTTGCGAAGTCCGACCGGGTAGCAAGAGACATCAACATCTATTACTACTACAAGATGATGCTGATGAAGAAGAATATCAAACTGATCTCTATCGCAGAGGACTTCGGACAGTTCGGTGTCTTCGCAAATATGCTTGAGGCCTTTACCCTTTGCGTTGCAGAGATGGAGCGAGAGAATATCAACAAGAGAACAAGTGCAGGACGTAAGGTGAAAGCTGCAGCTGGAGGGTATTCTGGTGGGCAAGCACCTATGGGATACAAGGTACAGGACGGCAACCTCGTGATCAACGAGGAAGAAGCAGAAGTGGTAAGAGAGATCTTCCGGCTTCGTGATAGCGGTCATGTTCTTCTGGATATCATGAGCATCCTTAACGAGTCTGGCTACAAGACAAGAAGAGGCGGTAAGTTCGCTCTCAGTACTGTCCAGAGCATCGTGAACAACAGGAAGACCTACGAGGGCTACTATAAGTACGGCAAGGGTGACTGGGTGAAGGGTCAGCACGAGCCGATCCTCAAATAAGGTTTGAATTCCCGTCTGCTTAGTGGCATAATAGAATCCTAAAAACGCTAATATCTCACTTTCTGTGTTGTGTGTGTCCCGGTGGAGACCGGGAGAGCCTAAAGGGGCTGAGTCTTTTATAGACCAGTCCCTTTTCTCTTTTTATGAGGTTTGTATGGACTATCGGAAGATAAAGAATCAGGTGATGAGGGCGATTGAGAATGATCCCCTCGATGAGTTTGCCTACCGGGATCTCTATTCTTTGATCTGCGACTATGCGGTGGAGGATTATAAGAAAGCCTATCTGTTTAACCTTCAGCTGCGTAGGAAGGTCAGAGAGAATAAGGAACTGGCTTTCAGTAAAGAGAAGTACGAGGTGCTTCAGTCCTTCGATGAACTGGAGTTTAAGTCCCTTGTCTTCGGTGCGAAGAACTACTTCGATGATTATCTGCAAGCGGTGGAGTACTGGAAGCCGTACAATAAGAAGTTCTATCTCCCCAGACGGGGATATCTGAAACGATATGTGGATGGCTATCAGGAGATCCTTGACGGAGAATTGGACTTCCTTTCCCTGTCTATCATCAAGAGAGGGGGAAAGAGTACCATCGGAATTAACTTCTGTGCTTTGATGGCTGGCTTGTATCCGGGCAAGTCCATCCTTATGGAAGGAACGGGCGATGACCTCGTAAAGTCGTTTTACAACGGTGTGCTGGAGTATCTGCAAGTGCCATCCAATTATTCTTATTACGATATCTTCCCGGATCGCAAGGTTGTTCAGACGAACTACGAGTCTAAGATTGTTAACCTGGATGAGAGATCCCGGTTCCCTACCATCATGTGCAGATCGATAGATGCCCGTCAGGTGGGTCTTTCTGAGGCTACCTCACTGTTATATCTGGATGACTGCGTAGAAGGCCGTGAAGAGGCTAAGAACCGCCAGAGACTGGATGATAAGTGGGAGATCATCTCCGGCGATGTTCTCGGCAGAGCAATTGAGGGTACTCCTGTTGTCATCTGCGGTACTAGATATTCCATCTATGATCCCATCGGAAGAATGCAAGAGGAGATGCTCAAACAGGGCAAGAGGGTGAAGATCATCGAAACCCCAGCCCTGGATCCTGTCACCGATGAGTCTAACTTTGAGTTTGAGTTGGACGGTCAGAAGATCTTCACCACAAGGTACTTCAGAGACCAGAGGTCAATGCTTTCGGAAGAGCAGTGGGAATCCGAGTTCCAGCAACAACCTTTCGAGGCAAGAGGAGTCCTGTTCCCGAAGAAGGATCTCAACTACTACTTCAAGCTGCCAGTGGATGTGGAAGCAGATGCGGTTATGGCATTCTGCGATGTTGCCGAAGGTGGCGGTGACTACTGCGCTATGCCTGTTTTGGCGGTGTATGGTCAGGATGCATACTTGGTGGATGTTATGTTCGATGACTCTCCAGCCACCGCAACAAAACCCGAGTG